GTTGATGAATTCTAAGTTAAGTGTTGTATCAGTTGTGAAGCAATTTACTTCGTCAACAAGAGCATCTCCATCAGATGAAGTACCACCACCGTCAGTAGTAGAACCATCACCTAAACCAATAGCAAGAGTTGCATCTGAAATGCTACCTCCTCCAAATTGTTCTAAGATAGTTATGCTTGCTCTACGAATAGTTCCAGCAAATAATGCGGGTGCTGCACCACCAGATCCGAGTGTCAAATAAACGAACTCTTCTCCAGCGGTTGAAGATAAATCAGAAGGAAGTATTTCAACTTGAAAGTTGTAACCTCCTCCAGCACCTAGCTCATTAACTGTTTGTATTTTTCTTAATGCTTTAGCCATAGTATTTTACCTCCAATTAGTCAAGGTCGGTAATCTTACCGTGCGCTTGTGGGTGATAGACTGCAAGAGTAAGAGCGCAATCAACGAACCCGCGCTCACCGCCACCAAGATTTGGTAAACGTGTGCTTCCCATAGGGATTAGTTCGTGAATACCTGCGTACTCAGGGTTAAGTAAGTAACCAGCGTCACCTGTAGTTGTGCGAGCGATGCTTGCAGCAGAGAAGGCGGATGGGTTAGCATTAACGATTGAAACGATACCGTGATCGGACTGATATAACTCAACGGATAGCTTGATGCTACCGGCATTACCATCGAAGTTGAATTCACGGTTTTCGTTACTTACACCAACACGAGCGAAATCAGAGATATCTCGACGTAGGTTAGTGTCAGCAACAAGAACTAGACTGTCAACATTACCAGTTTGACGGAAGATTGAGCTAATTTGGTCATTGAAAGTAGCTTCAGTAAAGTTACCGTCAGTGTGATTGTTAGCTGCAGGTGTGCGGAAGTCAGAAGGAACATCTGAATCAACAGCAATATCTCCAGTTGCGCCAGTAGCAAGCCACTTGCCTAAGCCTTGAAGAGCATAAGGAGTACCTGCACCGTTTTCGGCAGTTTTTGCGTTGTTGCTTGAGATAGTCGCTTCGATATCACGTTTTAGTTCGCGGATTGCTTTAGCTTCAGCTTGAGCAACCTTTGCTGGACCAACGGAATCAACTGCTTCTTGCAGATCGGATACCATATAGTCCCTGCGGAATTTTTGTACGTAATTACCGAGACGAGCGCGGCTTGCGAATTTGTCAGTAAAGGCTGTTACGTCAGCACCTTCCGAAACACCTGCGGTGCTTGGATCAGCTAACTTATCAACGCTCCACTCAACAAACGTAGATGAAGCCCCACTTTTCTGAGCGGAGGAAAGGATAGGAGTTTCTTCAGGAGCAAGAATGGACAAAACATCTGTCAAATCTTCCCTGTTAGAAATCGCTGATCCTTGACCTGTAACCGCTGCAGGAGCAGAGGGGTCGAATGTATCTGAGAATGACATAATATATAATAATTAACGATTTTTAAGTTGTAAGGTTCTGAGAGTAATGAAATCATTCTTTGTACCTGATGCCTTAAACCGTTGACTAAGATCTTTAAGCGCCTTAGCTGACTTTTTCACTGGTATTTCTGATTGAGACGCGGAAGTTATTCCTGTTTTAGGAGGATTTAACTTCGGTGATGTTGGACTATCTGCTACAGGTGTACGTCCGTACAGGCTGTTAGCTGCGTGAGCTATGATGTAATTCATCTGAGCTGCTACTTCTGGGTCAGCTTTGCTAATTAGATCCTTGAACCTATTATCGCCTACCATTGCCTCGTACTTTTTCCTTGTGTCATTATCTTCACCATCCATCCAGGATAGTTCTTCTTTGGCGCGAGCATCGAATGCGGATCGTAACTGCTTTGCTTCAGCGACTTTTTGTATTTCTTTAAGTTGCGCTGGCAGGAATCGATCCCTTGCTTTTCGAGCATTTAGAAGGCTTTTACGAACATCTGATTTTGTTAGTTCCTTGCCTTCAACCTCAGTAACGACATCTTCTGGACCGTAACCATCTGAATTAAATAATGTATCCTCAGCCCACTCAATTACTTCTGTTACTTCTTTAGCCTTCTCTTGGAGTCCCTCCAATGAATCAATGGATTCATATGGATTGTTGGCTACTGTTTGAGTCTCTAATGGATTCTTCTTGTTTAATTCATCCTGTAACTTCTGGAGTTGTTCCTCAGCGGCTTTGCGCTTGGCTGTTAGTTCACCGAACCGTGCTACGGCCCTGCTTCCTAACTTCTCGGATAACTCCTTGAGGTCATCTTCGGACATCTCATCAAGATTATACTGTGAAAGAACATCCTCTTCTGATTTCTCTTCCGAGGGTTGTTCAGCAACCTCTGGTTCTTGGCTTACTTCCTCTGTACTCTCGTCAGTGGTTTCTGCCGGTTCTTCTTTAGTTGCTTCAACTTCTGGGCTTCCGGTAAGTTGCCCCAAGCGGCGGGCTGTGAACTCCGCTGCTGACATATTTGACTGTTTCGTCTCTGTTTCGGATTGGACGGGTTCCGTAATGATTTCTTCTGACATAATTTTGCACTCCTTAACGCTGAGTGGATGCGATGCTTTTATTATACAATAAGTAGCAATACCAAAAAAAGAGGCCAAGGCTAATGCCTTGACCCCTTAACAAACAATAATTATACTAAATAAAAAACTAAAGATGATCCGTAAATCTTCTTCTTAACGTTCTCCAATCTGACATTTGCAGGATCTGATCATATGTCAAGATCCTTCCACTAATTTGTTGTATTTTTTCTGTATCAGCGTTATGAAGCTCCTCAATGGTTTCTTCTCTTAGGTCACTAATTACTTGCAGAAAACGAGCAAAGTGTTCGTGATTACTTAATGCTTTTAAATCATCTTGTAGGCTCATTATTTATTTAGTTATTTTTTGTATTTATCAGCGAATGGACTACCAGATAAATTAAACTCGTGATTACCTATTACAAACTTTTGTTTTTGTTGTGAGGCATCATACTTAGCATCCACTCTTCTAAAATTAACTGCATCATAAGCTCTTGGATCTAATTTTGTATCAGCTATGTATTTTTTTGATGAATCATCATTTAATGCTATCTGTATTGCTTGAATACCTTTATTTAAATCCTCTTGTCTAATAGGAGATTTTTGTTTAGCAAATTTTTGAGTTTTTTGATCAATTACTGAGTACTGATCCTTGTGCGTTATAATATCAGTAAATGTGGGATTTTTGTTTTTGCTACCCGGCATAAATGTTGAAGGTAAAACCTTACCCTCTGAAATAAGTCGTTTACGATTTATAATACTTCTAGCTACAGCAAACATACCAGGCGTTCCTTCGCCTCTGGACTCAAGAACTACGGTATACAATAAGTTTGCTAAATCCTTCTGTTGACTTGATAAATCTGTTCTTTTTCTTGCGAATTGCAAAGCACTTATATTTTCAGCCATACTAAATGCCTTGCGTCTGAATGTTACCCATTTGGGCTGGGTCAGTTCCGACTCGTCCAATCTGAGCGTTCTGTGCTTGCTGCATTTGGAAGGTGTACTGACCAGCGTACTTCTCAAGTCTTGCTCGGAAGGCTTCATCGACTTGCAAGCGCTCAGTAATATCAGGCTGAGAGCCGTACTGCTGAATAACCTGCATAGCGATCTGCGCTCCGTTAGGACGAGCTGGCATCTCAATACCCGCGTATATCTTGGATAAATCATCAGTAACCTGCCGAACGACTTGTTCTTGTCCTGCTTCTATGGGTTGTAATATATTATCAGCTAGAACCGGATCAACTGTGAACGCAGCTATGTCCAGCAGGTTATTAATATTAATTCGTCCACTTCTGTCAAGCTGAGTAAGTGCAACCATTTGCTGTAACTTAGCTTGCTGTGTTTCTGGATCCGAGTTCAAGACATCGTAACTTATTACGATATCGAAGTTCTCATTAGGATCACCCTTATTGAAGGCTACTGGATCAGGTGAGCCAGTTACTCTAAAGAATACTGAATCAGGACCAAAGCGTTGGAAGCACTTGTAGCACATCTTGATTACCTCAGCACTGTGCTGTAGGTACTTATCAACTAAGAACTGCTTGCGTACTTGGCTGATTGCTGATGTTTCATCCAATCCACATAGCCTGTCCGCTTGGGCTTCCATAGTTCTTTCCATTTCAATTGAACCAGTAGGTGCTGGTGGTG